CTTAGTTGAATTTAGCTATTGTTGTAACCGAACCTTCGGGAGTCTCGGCAGTTTTGCCACTGCAATACAATAATTTTACAAATCAATTTTCAATATCTCCAGCCACGGCAATTCAGGACGGGTATTTGACCAAAGAAGATTTTATTAAATTCAACACGGCAACGTCAAAAAACCAAGCCGATAAAATTATTATAAAACATAAAGGTTGGTTTAACGGAACGAAAAACACAAGTGAGAATATTGAATTAGGCGATATTTGCCAAGGATGGAACGCAGACCATACCGAATTTATGGAAGCAGGAAGATACATTTTGTTAGGAGGCGACCAAAATTTTTCAAATTATGAGGTGTTGAGTTCTTACGGGGTGGCTTTAATTCCGTAATTTTACAAAAATTTAAAAACTTGAATTAATATTATGAAAAAACTGATTTTATTTCTGACATTGTTGTTTGTAGGCATTGGAGTAAATGCCCAGTATTCGCCATCAAATAACCTGAACTACATAAAACTATTAAAAGTGCCTCCAACAGGTTCTGTTGAGGACAGCGTAATGGTTTATGACGGTTCTGATTCGTTTGTAAAAATGGTTCCATCTACGGCTTTACCCGTTTCGATTGCGGTTCAAGATTCGCTTAACAAAAAACTAAACATTTCAGACCTACCCGCCAACTTAACATTATATCCAACAACCATAACGAGCGACGTGAGTGGATATGTAGTTTTGGTCAAGGATATTCACGACCCAAGATATAATTCTACAGCGGTTAACGTATCTACACCGGCGATCACAGGCACGGCACAATTGATTTCTCAAAGGATTTCGGATGCTGGAGTTCTAACTGGTAATCCTGGGGTTTTTAACGTTACGACTTACGGCAATATTCGAAAAGTAAGCGGATCTGGGACAGCACAATTTTACTTTGAAGTTTACCACCGAGATAGTGTTGGAACTGAAACTTTGATTTGTACCTCTAGTATAAGCGGAGAGGTTGTTAACGGCACTTATGCGGAATTTTCAGCTTCGGGTGTTTGGGATAATGGCGCATTTTCCTTGACTGATAGAATTGTTACAAAAACTTATGCTAACCGTATTGCTGGCGGTTCAGACCCTGTTTATCAATTGCAAATTGGAGGAAGTTCGCCAGTTCGCACAGTTTTGCCAGTGCCTTTTACGGTTTTGGCGGGAGAATATGAAGTTAAAGCGAATAAACAAAACTCATTAGCTATCGATGGTACGGGATTGAAGTATGTTACTGTTGACGGTGTAAATAATGCCAAAAACACGTCAAACGGGATAGCTGGATTGAATTCAGATTCAGAGATAGACACGACTCAATTACCTGATTATTTAAAACCAAACTCAACTACTTCTTATGTTGATATAATGTCAATTAATCCAACTGATATTGTACTTTACGATAATTTAAAGATACCCTTGACCGAACCTTTGGTAATTGGTAACTCTTATCGATTTAGGTTTAAAATGAAAACTAACGATGTTGGGAATGCAGCGGGTTTTTTTACCGTTCAGTTAAGAGATGCTTTACCAGCGGACAACAATCAACAAAGTATTTGGACTAATTTAGAAACAGTAGTCGGTACTGAATATATTGTTGATTTAACAGCAGTGGCGACCAGCGAAACCTTGTTCGTTTATTGCGCAAGTTATGGCGGAGATATTGATATATTTTTTGAAAAGATAATTTCTAGTGATTCGGATAATTACAATTTACAAAAATTAGCGCAACCGTTCAAAGGACAAAATATTGCTTGGTTTGGAACTTCGATACCTACTGGAACTCCTGATAGTGTTACGATTGACGGTTATACTGGACAAAACAAGTACCCGTCTATGGTGGCTCAATTGACAGGTGCAACCGTATCTAACGAGGGTGTTGGGGGTTCGAGGATTTCAACTGGAATACCATCTGCTTATGATGCTGGGACAGACCCTTTAGGTATTGGAAATAACATACAAGGTAGTTTTGGCTTTTACTCCTCTTTATCTCAAACAATAGCTGAAAAGGATTATATCTTTGACAACTGGGCGACTATTTATACTAAATTTCAAGATGCTGGAAGCTTGACTTCAACTTGTCCAAAAACAAAAGAGCAACTTCGAGATTATTCTTTTGAAAGAAAGCTGATTGCAAATTACTTAACTAATGATGGAGCTAAAATATTCGTATTAGACCACGGGTTTAACGATATGTTTAAAATTGCAATGAGTGATGGTCAAGATATTCCTGCGCAAGGTTCTGCGACTGAAAGAATGTACTATACGGGAGCGATGAATTATATTATTAGAAAAATTTACGAATCCGACCCACGTAACAAAATAGTAATGATTACGCATTACAGAAAAGGGGAGCCTGATTTAGATAAGTTATACGATACACAGAGAAAAATAGCCGATTATTGGCAAATACCATTAGTTTCTTTGGCTGATTTAATGACGATAAACTCGATTTCAATTAACACTCAAGGTTATTGGAACTCAAGTTACATTTGGCAAAATAGCGGATATACTTTTACAGATTTAGGGGGTGGTACTTTTTCAACTAATGATTATAGTCCGCAAAGAAACTGGACGTATTCGGATTACATAACTTATGCTAATCCGCACCAAGTTTTAACAAATACCGATGAATCTCTTATATATCCTGTAGGCACTTGGATTCACAAAGACAGCAGATTGAATTTCTTTTGTCCAGATAATTTGCACCCGCATTCTGATTTGAGTGGAATTTCGAATATGACAATCGCTAAAATAATTTCAAGTGAATTTAACAATGGTTTTCAACAGTCAAAAAACCCAAGCCTATACAGTCCGTCCATTTACGGAACTTTAAAACTAACCACAACCCCAACAATCAGCGCAGGAAGTTACTTGTTTTTGACCTATAACGCTACTACTGATGAAGTGGAGCAGACAAGCACAGTACCGACACAACCTGTTGGAACAAATAACGGCACGATTGCCAACACTGCTTTTGTTCAAACCTCTACTGCTTCTGTTGCAAGTGCAGTTTATGGTTCAGAAGTTTCGTTAAGTTCTGGTCAAAGCCCATATACTTTGCTGTTATCTGATTCGAACGCAAGAATTACAACCAACGGAACTTTTAATCAAAATTTCTCGGTAATCGTTCCTGATAACTCAACCGTGCCTTTTCAAATTGGTACAAAAATAAGAATCAATTGTAGTTTAGGAAATGCGGGATATGTGACATTGTCGCCAAGTAGCGGAGTTACTTTTACAGGAATTACCAGTTTAGTCTATGTTGTGAGATTTGGAAGTTCTTTTGAATTAACAAAAATAGGTACGGATATTTGGTATATCGATGAAACTTCGCTTTGGTCAACTAATGCTTCGGGTAATATTGTTCAGAATACAGACAAGCAAATAGAGGGTACTTTTATAGGCAATTTTAGCGGAACTTTCGTTGGATCAACTTTCAAAGGCACGTATTCAACCACTGCTACCGCATCGACCAGCTTTACAGTTCCGATAGGTCAAACAATGGCTAATACTAATTATGTAGCAGTTCCAGTAGCAACTAATACATTGTCTGCTGTTCTATTTTCGGTGCAAAACAAAACAACTACTACTTTTGATATTGTAGTTTCGACAGGATTGACAGGTGCGGTTTCTTATGATTTTACAATTACACCGTGAAATACCTAATCCTATTATTCAGCACAATTATTTTTGCTCAAAGCAATATCGTTGCTTCAGGTCATGATAATTACACGGTCGGTAGTCAATTAGTCGAGTTGCAGATTCCTGTACCTAAAAAAAATCCTGTGCTGTCTGTTCCGAAATATGAAATCCCTATCGAACCGCCAAAGCCGATAGTCGAGAAAAAGAAAAGTCTTTGGCAGAAACTGATTGAAGCGTTTAAAAAAGTGTTTAAAATCGTTTAAAAAGTGTTTAATTTAAAACTATATAAATATGAAAACAAGATGGATCACGTGGTTTGTAACGGCAAGTTTAGTTGTCAACCAAGTTTACGCCGTAGTTGCTGAAAATGCTGGTTTATTAGCTGAAATTGGGGTTTCTCCAAAAGTGACAAAAGTCATTTTAGCAGTAGGGCTAATTTGGACGGCTTTCTCAAAAAGCCTGGTTACTAAGCCAACAAAGTAAATTGAAAAAGCCCTACTGTTTATTTTGTGGGGCTTTTTTTGTAATTTTGAAATAAAAAACCTATGCAAACCCCAGACACCGAACAAAAATTGAAATTATCCACCTCAAACATCATAGCCTTAGTGGCTGTGTTGTTGACGGTGATAGGCGGGTACATTAATGTAAAATCTACCCAAACCGAATATAACCAGCGAATAACTACGCTCGAAAAAGCCAATGACGAAAGTAAGGCGGGGTTTTCGAAATTCGACTTTAAACTGGACAGAATTTCAGAAAGTCTAAACCAGTTAAAAGTTGATATGGCAGGCGAAAGAGTTATGAACGAAGAAAGAAAAACTAGGCGATAATGCAGCTATACGAAAAATATAAAAGTTTATTCTCCCGTTTCGGAGTTGACACCTCGTTAAGAACGGCGCATTTTATGGCTCAAATCGAGGCGGAAAGCGGGTTAAAGCCCAAAAGGGAAAGCCTTTACTTTAAGTCGATTGACAGCCTACGTGCCGCGTTCTACACGCCCTTTAAAAACAAATCTGATTCGTTCGTTAGGACTTACCTCAGGAACTCGGAGCACTGCGCAAACTACGTTTACGCCAACCGGGGCGGAAACGGCGACCCCTCAACGGGGGACGGCTACAAGTACCGAGGCGGGGGGCTTATTCAGCGAACTTTTAAAGACGGCTACACCAGACTTTCAGAGGTTACAGGCGTGGACTTTGTTGCCAACCCCGACCTAATAATCGAAGAGGCTAACGCCGTCATCGATGCCCTCGTCTATTGGCAGGACAACAACCTCAACAGATACTCCGATCTTGACGATCTTGACGCTGTTAGCGACCAAATCAACATCGGTAGGCAAACAACCAAAGAGGGTGACGCCAATGGGTACACCCACCGGGCAGAGTGCCTGAAAAAGTGGAAATTAATACTAAAAATCTAAATAATGAAAAAACAAACCCCTGACGTGATTAATAACGGCCTGCAGGAAGCCGCCACGGCGTATGCCAATTCAAAATCAACGACTAACGCCGGGTTTATCCTGCGATTAGTGGCCCGAATAGTTCCGGTAAGTTTTGTTATACAATTATTTGCACATAAGCTAAAAAAATAGAAGTTTTTGGCACGAGTTTTGCATTAATAAAAGAAAAACTTAAACTTATGAAAAATTTCGAAAAATTCTACGACGCAATCTCTTTTTACCTATTTGGAAATCAGAAAAACATTTTTAGATATTAAAACCTAACCCGCTTCGGCGGGTTTTTTATTGGGTATAAACAAAGAGTAAACTGAGATAAAAAAGCTGGTTTACGAGCGAAGCCCACAACCGCAACGCCTAAGCCTCTTATAAACTATATAAACAATAATATACCAAAACTATTAAATAATTAAAATAAGTAATATAACACCTACATAGTATTACATAAAACGTATATATACCCACGGGAAAGTCTGTACCCGCATTGTTTATCGTTTACAATTTTAAAATAAATAGGCTAAATGCCTAAAAACCAACAACTTGAAGCGTAAACAATAAAAATTAGTTAAATTTTTTAATTTTTTTGCGTTAAAAGTTTGCACAATTAAAATAAAGCACTACATTTGTCAAACAAAACAGTTAGACATGCAAACATTAGACTTAAGGCGCATAGCCGAAACGGCAAACTTAAAAGCCTCTTATCTTGGGGCGCACCTCTTCCCGGACAACAAAGACGCAGCACACGCAGTAAGGCGTGTAATGAGGGGCGAAATGCTTCTTAATTCTGAACAGATAGCCAAACTATCCGAGGTGCTTAACGTGCCTATAGGGTTGCTGTTTGACGATGCTGAATGGCACGTCTCCTCTAATCGCAAGGGCCTTGTCCGATTCACGGCTTATGACTACTACGCCGAGCTGGACACCGAAACAATGACAACTATCGTAATGCGCAATGGTGCGCACTGTTTCGAAACGTCGACACACCCCCGAGACATCAGTCTCACCGACTACCTTTCACAACTCACGGATTTAATAATTAAACATAAATAGGAATGAGCACAATTAAAATTGAATTTGAAAGCGAAGACAACGCAGTAGTAACAGCAGTTGCAGCATTAACCAACAGCCTTTTAGGTAAGTCCGTTGCAAAAATGGAAGTTGTAGAAGCCGAAGAGGTTAAACCAACGAAAACACCAACCCCAAGACCGTCAAGAGCCAAGACGAAACCTGAGCCAGTAGTCGAGGAAGAGGAGGAAACCGAGGAACAAGCCGAGGAAATCGAAGCCGACGACATTAGAGCCTTACAGGCTACGAAAGTTGACAAGCACCGTGAAGCCATTAAGGCTCAACTTAAGGACTTAGGGGCCACGGGCATCAAAGACCTTGACGAGGCGTACTATCGAGCGTATTACGACTTCTTGGCTAAACTTAAATAGTCTTGAAGCCGACAGCAACAGGCCACGCAGAGAGAAGCCACGCGCTTCTTTCTGCATCTGGCTCAGAAAGATGGATTAACTGTCCCGCCTCGCCTCGTTTAGAGGGGGGCTTCCCTGAGGAAACAAGCAGTTACGCCGAAGAGGGTACACTCGCCCACGAACTCGCAGAGATAAAACTGCGTTGCGACTTGAAACTGATGTCGATGGACAACTACCGTAAGCAAGTCGAGGAGTTGCGCAAACACCCGCTTTACTACTTCGAAATGGAGGACGAGGTAATGGTTTACGTCAATTATTGCAAAGCGCAATACGCCGAAGCGAAAAGAGTTGACAAACACGCCCGTATCTTGATTGAGGAGAAATTAGACCTTGCGGAGTGGATAGAGGGGGGCTTCGGAACTTCGGATTGCATCGTGATTTCAAACTGTGGAATTGAGGTAATTGACCTTAAATTTGGCAAAGGTAAACAGGTTTATTCCGAGGAAAACCCCCAGCTAAAATGTTACGGTCGTGGAGCTATGAAAGTGGCAGAGCGCACGACGACTTTTAACAAAGTGACTTTGACCATCGTACAGCCAAGACTTGACCATATTTCTAGTTGGTCGCTATCGACCAAAGAGCTGCGAGATTGGTCGGACGAGGTTTTAAAACCTAAAGCCGTAGAGGCGTACACCGGGGGCGGCGCACAAGTTCCGGGCGATTGGTGTCAATTCTGTAAAGCACGTCCACGTTGTAAGGCTCTTGCCGAAATGGCGATGGTGCAAGTAAGGCGAGATTTTGAGGAGCACGATGACCCAAGACTCATAAACGACGACGAGCTTTTGACTCTTTACAAAAATGCCGATTTCATATCTAAATTTTTATCCGACGTGAAAGCCTTAGTTTTGAAAGAAGCAATCGAGGGCAAACACTGGGAGGGGTATAAGCTTGTTGAGGGTAGGTCGATTAGGCAAATAACCGACGAGGCGAAAGTCCGAGAGATACTGGAGGCAGAGCTTTACGAGCCTGACCAGTTCTTAAACACCAAGTTAAAAGGATTGGGTGACTTGGAGAAACTGCTTAAAAAGGCAGGGTTTGAGAGTTTGATAGGGCATTTAGTCGTGAAGCCGCAGGGCGCACCCACCTTGGTGGACGAGAGCGACAAAAGAGAGCCTATCAACAGCGCAACACAGGCAAAGAAGGACTTTGCCGAGTTAGACGATTTAGACTAAAAAAAATGGAAATAGTTAAGGACGCAGCCCCAACGGGCTACCGAGTTAAGTTAATCAATCTCGCAAACTATGCGCAAGCCGTGTGGCACGTGAGAGACGAAACTTATTTGGAATTGAAGCTTTACGGCTTCAATTCGCAAAACGAACCCGTGCAATTCGTTGCACCATTCGCCTTTGAGTCAGAGGAGAAAAGAAACGAAGTCTTCCAAGACGACGTGAAGTTGACCGATTTCGCTAACGCGGTCTTCGTTACCCAGATGGCAACGATTGACCCAAACCTAAACACAGAAAAATTTAAAATTACTTAAAAATGGCAGAGTTAAAAACCAAAGTTACAACAGGCAAAGTCTTGTTTTGCTTCCCAAGCGTCTTTGTAAAGACAGCAATTGAGGGGGGGACACCAAAGTACAACATCAAGCTCGTAATCCCGAAAAAGGATAAAGTCACTTATGCGGCGATCACCGCAGCAATTGCGCAGGCTTCGCTTAAAGGCGGGGAGGGTGGAAAAGCCCCAAAGAAGTTTAGCAACCCAATCCACGACGGCGACGACACGGACACGGACAAATATCCGGAGAATGAAAAGTCCTGGATAATCAACGCTAAAAGCAGCACAAAGCCTGCGATTGTTGACCGTGATTTCAACGAGATTTTAGACCCAGAGGAGATTTATAGCGGCTGTTACGGTCGTGCCTGCATCAACTTTTACTGGTATGATGCTGGGGTAAACAAAGGCGTAGGGGCTGGATTGAACAGCCTTATGAAACTATCCGACGGCGAGCCGTTAGGCGGTGGAGGTAGTAATCCTAAAGAGGACTTCGCCGACATGGACGACGATATGGATTAGAGATTGGATGGGTGTTAGTGTAATGGTAGCACAGCTCGACGGTGCGGGTTCGAATCCCGCACACCCTCAAAGTTTTTAGACGACGCGCCGCAAGGCTTGACGAGATTTAAAGGCTGAATTCCAAACGGGCAGACAACGCACCGCGTAATGGCGACCCACTGTTTATTGGTTTGGTGGCACAGATGCCGAGACGTGCACGCAGGAGCTCGGCAGTAGAAAATTTTTTGGTTTAAAAAAGTTAATCTTAGACCCGTTAAGGCTCTCCCGTAAAGAGCCACCGAGGTTGCAGCGTTGCGGGCTGAAATAAACCCCGTAGGTTCGAGTCCTACGACCTCACAATCCTTTCACTAAAAAACTAAAATAATGGCTATAGAATTACACATCGACATCGAAACTTATTCGGGCGTCGACATTACCGACTGCGGCTCTTACAAGTACTTCGAGAGTCTAGATTTTGAAATTCTAATTTTGTGCTACTCAATTAACGGCGCACACGTTAAGACCATCGACCTCGCCAACGGCGAAAAGATACCCGCCTCTTTTTTAGATTTGCTCTCAAACCCTAACATTGTGAAACACGCACACAATGCCAACTTCGAGCGCAACGCCTTTAAGGCTGTCGGATACGACGTGCCAGCAGAGCAGTGGCATTGTTCCGCCGTAAAGGCGGGGTATTGTGGTTTGCCTATGAGCCTAGACGCTGCAACCAAGGCACTGAACAACGGCGAAGCGGTTAAAGATGCCGAGGGCAAAGCCCTTATACGCTATTTCTCTTGTCCTGTGAAGCCGACCAAGTCCAACGGCGGGCGTATGCGTAACTTACCAAAACACAACCCCGAGAAGTGGGAAAAATACAAAGCCTATTGCGCCCAGGATGTTGTCTCAGAAATGTGGCTCCTGGACCAGTTAGCGGGTTTTGAAATCCCAGAGACCGAAAGACTAAACTATATTTTAGACCAAAAGATAAACGACCGAGGCGTTAATATCGACGTTCAAATGGCGACAAACGCCGTGCTGATCGACGACAGATTTAAACTTGAAGTAGTTGACCAGCTCAAAGAAATAACAGGACTCGTAAATCCGAACAGCCCCGCACAGCTCAAAGATTGGCTTAGTGCTTCCCTGCAACAAGATGTAACAACACTTGCAAAAGACAACGTAAAAGCCTTGATTTCAGAGCATAAAAGCGGGGCGGCGGTTGAGGTTCTCAAACTTCGCCAAATGGGGTCAAGCACCTCAACAAAAAAATATGCGGCTATGCTCAACTATGCCACGGACGCACAGACCGCTCACGGGCTTTTGTACTTCTACGGTGGTAGCCGCACAGGCAGATGGGCTGGTCGAGCCGTACAGCTTCAAAACTTGCCACGTAACAAGATGAAACTTCTCGATGCAGCACGTGACTTGGTTAAGGCGGGCAACTACGACGGTCTCACAATGACATTCGATAATTTACCGAAAGTCCTATCTGAATTAATCCGTACCGCCATTGTACCCAAAGAGGGCAACGTCTTGGCGGTTGCCGATTACTCGGCCATCGAGGGCAGGGTTACGGCGTGGCTGGCAGGGGAACAGTGGCGTTTAGACGTGTTCGCAGGCGACGGTAAAATCTATGAAGCCTCGGCGGCTATGATGTTCAACGTGCCAATTGAGAGCATAGGCAAAGGCTCGGAGTATCGAGACAAGGGTAAAATTGCGGAGTTGGCTCTCGGCTTCGGTGGATCGGTTGGCGCACTTAAAACGATGGGCGGCGAGGCGATGGGGTTATCAGAGGCAGAAATGAAAAGCATCGTAGAGCGTTGGCGTAAAGCCTCTCGTCGAATAGTTGAAATGTGGTATGAGTTCGAGCGTTGCGCACTTACTGCACTTAAAACCCGCAAGCCCGTAACCTCAACTTTGAAAGAAATTATTTTTCGATATGAGCATAAATGTTTGACAATTCAATTACCTTCGGGGCGTAAATTGATTTACAGGGATGCCGTTTTAACTAAAAATCGATGGGGTAACGAAAGCATCAAGTACAAAGGCAAACACCAAGTGACGGGACAATGGACGTGGGTAGAGACATACGGCGGTAAGCTCTCGGAGAACATCATACAGGCGATAGCCAGAGACCTACTCGCCGATGGAATGCGACGACTCGACGCCGCAGGGTTCGACATCGTACTGCACGTACACGATGAGGTAGGGGCTGACATACCCAACGAGTCCACTGACTTTGTTATCGGGGAAATGTGCAGGGTATTAGGCGAGCCTGTACAATGGGCTAAAGGGCTCGGCACACCAGCAGAGGGATTTACTACGAAATATTATAAAAAAGATTAAGGCTATGACACCCAAGCTATCAAACCAATTTGACACACTCGAGCAGGATTTACGCCTGTGCGACCTTGACGGCTTCGCCGACAGGGTGCAAGCCCTTAAAGAGGCATTGACACCAAAGCCGAAAGCCGCCAAAGTTTCCCCGCCCGTTCAAAAATATAAACTCGAAATAACCGAGGGTTTGAATAGGTATGAAGTTTTTGTAGACGGCGAAAAAGAAGTGGATAAGTGGCTCACGCAAAAGGCGAAAATGCGAAAAGAGGTAGTTGGTAAAAAATTTCCCGCACCTTATTGGTCAGACCATTCAAACGGTAGAGAGATGCAAAAAGAAAAGCATTACTCAGATATAGCCGCAGCGGGTTTAAATTTCGAAATACTAATCCACCAGTTAAAATGATACAACACGACGGAAAACTAAACATAGCGGTTGGGCACTCAGCGCAATCGACAAGCTGGAAAAATAAATCGTTCACGTGGTCGCAGTTCATACAGCGTATAAGCGAAAACACAGTAACGCCCGAAACCCATAAAGAGTTCTTGGCAAGCACCAAAGCCGAACAGCTCAAATATAAAGACCAAGGCGGCTACGTTGGCGGGTATCTTCGCAACGGAAAGCGAAGCCCTAAGAACGTAATGCACCGCCAATTATTGACGCTTGACATTGATTTTGCGCACCTCGATTTTTGGGGGGACTTTACCCTGCAATTCGACTGTGCAGCTATCATACACGGCACGCACAAGCACTGCAAGACAGACCCACGGTATCGCCTATTAATCCCATTGGATAGAGAAGTTACAGCCGACGAATACGTCGCCATAGCCCGTGCAGTAGCTGGGCAGATGGACATCGACGTCTTCGACAATACCACTTTCGAAACCAACAGGCTTATGTTTTGGCCATCAACGCCAAAAGACGTGACCTACTATATGGAGGTGCAAGATGGTGAATGGCTCAACGCCGACGAGATACTCGACTCTTATATCGATTGGACAGATACCAGCCTTTGGCCAACGTCTGGACAGATGCTTAGAGAGCTTGGAGCCAACGCCAAAAAGCAGGCAGACCCGAGAGAGAAAAGCGGTATCGTTGGGGCGTTTTGCCGAACGTTCAGCATTACCGAGGCAATCGAGAAGTTTCTAACCGAGGAGTATATAGCCACAGATCATGAAGACAGATACACTTACACGCAAGGCTCAACGGCTGCAGGTCTTATCATATATGAAGACACTTTCGCATACTCTCATCACGGGACTGACCCCTGCAGCGGGAAGACCTCAAACGCTTTCGACCTTGTGAGGCTTCACAAGTTCGGACACCTCGACAATGATACACAAGCTGCAGGACAAAAGCCGAAGAGCTTTGCGGCGATGGAGGAGTTCGCCCTCAAAGACAAAGAGGTTAAGAAGCTCTTAGCCGAAGAGTCACAGGCTAACGTGAGGTATGACTTTGCCGAAGTACTGGACGGCGAATTTGACGACGAGCCCGAAGCCGTAGAAGGCAACCAAGACAATACGGACTGGATGGTCGATTTGGAGGCGGACAGGAGAGGCGACTATCTCTCGACGGCTGCCAACATATCACTGATATTTAAGAATGACTCACGCCTAAAAGAGTGCTTCAAACAAAACCTATTTGACAATAAGCGCTATGTTTTTCGCACTCTCCCGTGGCGAGGCGTCAAGAAGCCGGAGCCAATTAAGAATGTAGATTACTCAGGGATTAGAAACTACATTGAGACAATTTACGGCGTTACGGGCGTACAAAAGATTGACGACGCCCTCGCCTTGGAGTTTGAAAAGCATTCGTTTCACCCCATCAAAGATTATCTGAGCGGGCTAAAGTGGGATGGCTCACAACGCCTTGACTACCTACTTATGGACTACTTCGGAATGGTGGACAACCAATACACCCGTGAGTCAATTCGAAAATGTTTGGTGGGTGCAGTGGCTCGAATCTTTAACCCCGGTTGTAAGTTCGATTTAGTATTGACGCTTATAGGGCCACAAGGCTGCAGCAAATCTACTTTCATTGATAAACTCGGTAAAGATTGGTACTCGGACAGCTTCACAACCGTACACGGAAAAGAGTCTTTCGAGCAGTTACAGGGGGCTTGGATTATCGAGATTGCAGAGATGTCAGGGTTTAGGAAAGCAGACAACGAAGCCGTTAAGCTCTACATATCAAAAAGAGTGGATACGTTCCGACCAGCTTACGGGCGTGCGCCTGAGGACTTCCCCCGCCAAAATATCTTTATTGCCACGTCCAACACCCGCAACTTGTTTACGGATCCCACGGGCGGGCGTAGGTTTATGCCCGGCGACGTGGTTGTCGAGGACACCATGAAAGACGTGTGGAAAGACCTCGATGGTGAAGTTGACCAGATATGGGCGGAAGCCGTGGCACTTTACAAGGCGGGAGAGACTTTATATTTAAGCCCCGAAGCCGAAGCAATCGCAAGGCTGGAACAGACAAGCCACAGCGACACCGACGAGCGTCGAGGCTTAATAGAGTTCTACCTTGACAGGCAACTGCCGAAGAGCTGGCCGACGTTAGGCATCGACGAGCGCAGGATGTTCCTTAACGACCTCGAAGCCTACGACGACAAGGGTACGGTAAGAGACCGTGTGTGTATGGCAGAGATCTGGTGCGAGTGCCTTGGTAAGAACAAAGAGGATATGAGCCGATACCTTACACGGGATATTAACGATATAATGAAAGGCTTCGAAAATTGGGAGTACAAGCCAACGACCGCCAACTTTGGCAGCTATGGCAAACAAAAATATTATCAACGTAAAAAGTAGAAATTATGAAAGAGTGCCATATATGCGGAAGCGCCGAGGGTGAAGTATTCGAGTGCGAAATATGTAACGAATTTTACTGCGAGAGTTGCTCGAGTACCTACGACCAATTTAGCCAAATCGATTATAATTGTTGCGAGTCCTGTGCCACCAGCAACAAAGATTATGGAGGCTACTAAAGGGATAGTGGATAGTGAAAAGTTAATAGAGAAAACCCTCGCCGCTGAGGTTAAGAAGCTCGGCGGCTGGTCGCTTAAACTGCTAAGCACCTACGTAACTGGATTACCCGACAGGCTCGTACTTTTGCCCGGTGGCGTTGTCTTCTTTGTCGAGGTCAAAACCACGGGCAAAAAGCCGACGACTATACAGCGAGTAGTCCACGAGAAGCTCAGGGGCTTGGGCTTTAGGGTTGAGGTAGTGGACAGCCTCAAACAATTAAATTTAATCCTTAACAACTTATTAGAATGAACGGACTTAAAGTGTTTTCCGCCTTTGATGGCTCGGCTTGTGGCTATGAAGCCTTAGAGAAAGTCGGGCATAAAATAGATAGGTATGTCGCCTCAGAGATAGACAAGTACGCCATGATTGTAGCGGCAAATAACCACTTAGATATTGAACACGTTGGCGATATTACTAAAGTTGATGGCAATTTATATAGGGGTTTTGATTTACTTATAGGAGGTTCGCCTTGTCAGGGTTTCAGTTTCGCGGGCAAACAGCTCAACTTCGACGACCCGAGGAGTAAACTGTTCTTTGAGTTCGTGAGGCTTAAAAATGAAATAAAGCCGAAGTATTTTTTCCTTGAAAATGTCGCAATGAAAAAAGAATATCAGGACGTAATTAGCAGCTACTTAGGTGTTGAGCCTATACAACTAAATAGTTCGCTTGTATCGGCGCAAAGCCGTAAGCGGTTGTACTGGACAAACATACCCGGCTATACGCCGCCCGAGGACAAAGGTATTTTGCTGAAAGACATTGTGCACGAGCATACAGATATACTTGATGTTTGGGCGCCAAACTTTAATGTTAACCCAAGCGGTAAAGGTATGAATGGCAACGTCCGTAACGTCAACAACCTGAAATCAAACTGCCTTACAACCAATAAAGGCGAGGGCCAAAAGATAAGCGTGCCTACTGAATTGAACCACATAAAAATACCCGAAGCAACTAAAAAGGGTTACGCTGAAATCTTTGAGGGTGATGGTGTGGACTTAACTTTCATAGAGTCTAAGACCCGCAGAGGGCGAAAGATGGCGGACAGGTGCAATTGTTTAACTGCCTCGACATACGACTATAGAATACTCGAAGAGCTTAAAAGCTACATAGTCCCGTTCGACAAAACCCTGCAAATCTTAGATAAAGAAGTCGCTCGCGGTAAAGTTGGGTATTTCAGAAAAGACTCACAGGCTAACCGAGTTTACTACATACACGATAAAGCGGTAACGCTTTGCGGCGATGCAGGCGGCGGAGCGGCTAAGATGGGGCAGTATTTGTTTGGTGATGTAAGGTGTATCACGACTAGGCGAACAGAGCAGGCAAAAATAGACAGGAGGGAGAATTTTAAAAGAACTGGGGTTGATACGGGCAGATTCGCAGACAGAGAACACGTATCCCGAACAGATGGGAAAACCGGACCATTAACAACAGTGCTAAAGGATAATCACCTTTTCGGCTGCATAACGCCCGACCGAGTGGACAAACGCCAAAACGGCCAACGCTTTAACGATGGGACTAAGTTCTACACCCTGACAGCGCAAGACCGCCACGGTATATTAATCGAGGGCTATATCCGTAAGCTAACACCTATCGAGTGCGAACGCCTGCAGACCCTGCCCGACAACTACACCGCAGGGGTGAGTAACTCACAGCGTTACAAGATGCTCGGCAACGGCTGGACGGTTGACGCCGTGTGTGAGTTCTTTAAACATATACCGAAAGACATAGACTTATTTTGAAATTATGAAGCTACACAACTACCAACTAAGGAGCGTCGAGTTTATCGAAGAGAACACCCACGCCGGGCTATTCGCCGAAATGGGGACCGGGAAGACCATCTCTACTCTCACCGCTATTAACCGTTTAATGAACGAAGACTTCGAAGTCGAGAGCGTTTTAATCATAGCCCCGAAGCGGGTGGCCGAGGTCGTATGGTCGGACGAGATTGACAAGTGGCCGCACTTGCGTAACCTCTCAATATCAAAGGTTATCGGCAACGAAAAGCAACGGGTCGCCGCCTTGAAGTCAAAGGCATCAATCCATATAATTAGCCGAGACAACATCGCTTGGCTGGTCGGCTATTACGGCGGAGGCTTTATGCCGTTCGATATGCTGGTCATAGACGAGAGCAGCTCGTTTAAAAACCACGCCTCTATGCGGTTCAAAGCCCTAAAGCAAGTGCAAGCCTGCTTTAAACGTGTGGTACTTCTGACCGGCACACCCGCCCCAAATGGGTTAATTGACTTGTGGCCTCAAATCTGGTTACTTGACCGTGGCGAACGCCTGGGCAAGACCATAACCTTTTACCGTAACAACTTTTTTAGTAAAAAGTATAGCGGCTTTGGCTATGAGGCGCAGGACGGTGCGGACGACCGGATCCACAATAAAATCAAAGATATATGTATGTCTCTCAAGTCCGCCGACTACCTCGAGTTACCCGAACGCATAGACACATTTATTAATGTGGTGCTGCCCGCTTCGGTTAAGAAGCGTTACGACGACTTCGAACGGGAGAGCGTTCTCGAAATGCTGGAAGCCGAAGACATCAACGCTATGAACGCTGCAGCTTTATCAAACAAGCTGCTACAGTTCGCAGGCGGTGCGGTGTATGACGAAGACCGAAATGTCCACGAGATCCACGACTGCAAGCTCGAGGCCTGTGAGGAGTTTATCGAAGAGGCGAACGGTAAGCCTGTGTTTATCGCGTACAGCTATAAGCACGAACTCTCTAGGCTATTGGCTCGACTTAAGAAGTACAAGCCGGTGAAGCTCGAAACCCAGCAGCATATTAAAGACTGGAACGCCGGAAAGATACAGGTTATGTTGGCACATCCTGCAAGTGCCAGCCACGGACTTAACTTGCAAGAGGGGCATACTATGGCGTTGTGGTTCTCCTTGAATTGGAGTCTTGAACTTTACCAGCAATTCAATAAAAGGCTGCACAGGCAAGGGCGTAAATATCCGGTGGTCATTGGCCATCTTATTGCACAAGGCACAGAGGACGAGACGGTGAAAAAGGCACTCGACCGAAAAGGCAACACGCAGGATATTTTAATGGAAGCCGTAAAAGCTAAGATACTGAAATACAAGAAGTTGCAAAATAAATAGTAAATAATTTAATATTTTTACGTTAAAAGTTTGCACATCTAATATTTAGTTGTATATTTGTACCAGAGTTAAGGAAGTGAATTACACGGCAAACTCTTAAATGTAAATCAAATGCAAACTACCACCACTATCACAAGAGACTCAGAAACATCTTTCATTAAAACACTAACAAATGAAAACGGAGGTCAATTTTCAAGAAAATTAGAAAAAGGGAATGTGGACTATTCGAACGCCTGCTTAGATTTTCATACAGCGGGGGTTAAAATAGAAATCGGAAATTTCGTTACAAAATAACGGCGCGAGCCCTAAATCTAACCGCCGCCTCGATAGTCGGGGCGGTATAATTTAAAAATGTAAACAAGATGCAAAAAATCGAAAGAGTTTTAGAGGCGATACGCCAACACTTTGGGGACCCGAAAGTCAAAATGACTGCCAACGTGGTTAAGTTCAACATCAAACAACTGTCAGACTCGCACGTCATAGCCTTGGGGGTTATCTCCACAGACCCGCTATACCTATGCGACGTTGAGGTTAAGCGATCAGATGCAGGGCTAGTGGTAATTATAACCTGTTAAGCTATGAAAGCTATCAAACACCAATTAACTGACGTGGCTATCACTGCCACGTTCATACTCTTAGGCTTTGTCCTTGGGTACGCCTACAACCAAATGGGTGCAATCGAAAGAGCGCAGGAGGTTATCGAACGAAACGGCGGTAAAGCCGATGCACAAGACTTGTCGTACATTGCGATAGGCGAAACCATTAAACCTGAATAGCTATGGGCCAATTAATCGAAGTGATAGAGAAGTTCAACAACGGCGAAAGCCGTTACGCCGAAGACCCAAACTTCGCCGAGGCAGTTAGAAGTTTAGCCGCCGGTATCGGCGTATATGCCGTACTGGACAAGACGCTCAACCAGTTGCGAGTATTGCAGGAACTGAACCGCAGGACACGTGAACAACTGAAAGGGCTAGAGGTCGCACTCGAACTGCAAGCCTCGGGGTTATCAATTGACGACCAACTCGAAGTGATTGCGAAAGTCAAAGAAAGGTTAGGTCTATGACCGTTCAAATCAGAAAAGGTAAATGGGATTTTAGCAGCCTCGGTAATTTGCCAACAGCCATTGACCTCTTCGTTAATTGCCACAGAACCGCAGAGCCTAAACGCCTGCACAGCCGAATAGACAAGAGACACAACTATAAATTTAAGAGCCGTGAAAGCCAATAGATGCAAGCCGTGTAAGTTCGTCGGCGTTCGCACGAGCTTTGTCACCCGAGAGGGACAGACCTACTTTACCGACAACAGCGTGAAAGCCGTTGAGGGTGTTTTTATTATTTTAGAGTCAAAAATGAATGAACAAGAACCGTTTGCCGAGTTCAAAGCACGAACCTACGGCAGACATAACAGCTAGAAATTATGAGCACAATCGAAATTATTTTAGCCGTGGCAATCTTCTTAGTGCTGCTAGGCACTTGGGACAACAGCGGACGCATTGACCAACTGCAACGCTGGAGAGCAGCTCAAGATAACAAGGCGAGAGCTTCGATCGTCGAAGCCAAAGAACGGGACGGCAAGAACCCAATGGCGAAAAACCTATTGGGCATAATCGACAATCTGGAAACCACCATTAAAATGCAAAATTCTCAGATTAAAGACCTCAACGGCGAGTTAGAGAAAAAGAAAACAAAGACCTACGTTAACTTTCCGGGAGAGTGCCCTGAGTGTATAGGCAAAGGGAAGTACAGAAAACCTTACACAGATAAAGTAACTACTTGCGAAAGTTGCAACGGCTCTGGCAAAGAAACACCAAGTTTAAATGAATTAAGGTTGCTAACTTTCGGGTGTATAGGAACGCATAGGGTAGAGATAAGGAGCAAGATTAAAGCGCTAGGCGCGAAAAGTACAACAACACTAGACCCGATTAAATACAAAGAACTTAGGGATTTTATGCCAACGTCGCAGGTAGAGAAACCAAATTAAACCCAAAAATCCTAAACCCGTCTTACCCCAAAGGCGGGTTTTTTATGTAACCGTTTGTACCCGTTTGTAACCGTTTGTTGTCGGATAAATATTTTATATTGTATAAGGTGTTTAATTTTTACCCCAAATTACCAAAATGTAAACAATGATATTCTATGATAAACAAAGCTGGTTTACGCGTCAAGCCACAACGGGCAAGGCGTAAGCCTATAATATTCAATATAAACAATAATATAGTTAAAGTTTTAAATAAAATAAATATATAAGTAATAACCTATAATATATACTCTATATACAACACGTTAGGCGATATTGATATAATAGAGCTATATACTTTGAAAACGCATTGTTTATTGTTTATTGGTTTACAAATCCTGATAATCAAGTACTTACAAAAAAAAGCTGGTTTACACTTAAAATAATTCATATTTAACATACAAGTATATACATTTTATACTTATCTTTGCGATAAACATCAATCTTATGGACAGCAATTTTATTACAGCCTCCGGGGCTATCAACCAAATGGGTATAACCCCCGCAAAATTCATACGCCTTTTAGACTTAGGTTGCTTTCAGCCCCAGTTATCGGGCAGCAGATGGGTTCTCTTTGATAAGAGGCAGCTAAAAAAGGTAATACGCTCACCGGAGAGACCTAAAGCTTTTCCTGCGGGAGAGTTCGCAACCGTTAAACAAGCTCTTGCATTGCTGGACATAAGCCGTAGAACTTTTTACATAAGGGTTAACCGTGGGGATTTTGTGCTGCATAAGTCTGGTAAGCTATCTTTTGTAAAATTAACCGACTTATACGCTGATGCCGAATTATTTTAATATCTTTGAGGCGTAATTTAAAAAGTTATGAAACGAACAGCCTCAGAAATTGAATTGATATTTAAAAAAATCATAAGCGACATTGAAAGCGGGGCGTCCCTGCGTTCAGCCTTAAAGGGGAATAAGATATGCTCCTCGACATTCACCAAATGGGTGGATAACGACGACGCAATGGCGGGACGTTATGCGCGCGCGACAGTTATCCGGGCGGATGCCATATTTGAGGATATTTTAAACATCGCCGACGAGAACTACAAGGACACCTACGTGGACAGCGAGGGCATAGAGCGCACCGACCACGATGTTATCCAGCGTTCAAAGCTTCGAGTTGATGCCCGAAAGTGGGTGCTGGCTAAAATGCACCCAACGAAGTATGGGGACAAGTTAGACGTGACCAGCAAAGGTGAAGCCCTCGCAGCTCCTGCAATAATCGGCATGACCATCAAAAACGAAATAACCCCGACAGCTGATGAGCCAATCGAAGACGACGATCTCAATTGAGTTCAACACCCGAGGCAACGGCAAGCAGCTCGAAGTCGCACGCCATTGGCTTGACCCCGAAGTATCGGACATAGGCTATGGCGGGTCCAAAGGTTCGGGCAAATCGTACCTTGGGGCTTCACTCATCTTCGGCGATGCACTTATTTACCCAGAAACTCACTACTTTATCGCCCGTAAGAAACTCAACGACTTGCGGAAATACACCCAGCCAACCATCGAGGAGGTGCTACGGGACTGGGGGCTCGATGAGCGATACTACTCGTTCAACGGTCAAGATAACTTTTACACGTTGTACAACGGCTCAAAGGTTTTCCTGCTCGAAGCAGCGCACCTACCAACCGATCCCGAGTTTGAACGCTTCGGCTCCATCCAAATGACAAGGGGTTGGATAGAAGAGGCGGGAGAGATAAGCCCAAAGGCTAAAGCTATGCTACAGGCGACCATAGGCCGCTGGAAAAATGACTTTTACAACCTACCGGGCAAACTGCTCGTCACCCTCAACCCCTCAAAGAACTTCGTCTATGAGGACTACTACCTTGCCCGAAAAGAAAACCGCCTCCCTGACTATCGAAAGTTTGTCCAGGCGTTGCCAACTGACAACAAGATGCTGCCTAAAAACTACATACGCGACCTTATGCGGGCACTCAAGAACGACGAAAAAAGTATTAAGCGTTTAGTTTATGGCGATTGGGAGTACGACGACAACCCCTACGCAATGTACGGCTATGACGACATTTGCAACCTCTTCACGAACGAGTTCATAAAGGCTTCGGGTTCAAAGTATATGACCGCCGATATCGCGTACATGGGGGCGGACATTTTCGTTATCATGATTTGGCACGGCTTCCGGGTTGTCAAGGTTTATGGCATCGACAAAATAGACGAAACGGCTATAGGGACCAAGCTCAAAGAGTTGGCCGAAGAGCACAAAATCCCCTATTCAAACATAGCCTATGACGCCGACGGGCTTCGCAAGTTCACGGCGAACAGCCTCGCCAAACTTGAAGCCGCAAAGCCTTTCATCAACAACGCAGCACCGCTCAAAGACAAGCAGTATAGGAACCTAAAGACCGAATGCTCTTTTATGCTCAAAGAATATTTAGAAAAAAACCTTATCTTTATTGCCGATTTGACTTTCAAAAAGCAAATTATGGCAGACCTCGAACAGATATGCCGAGAGCCAACCGACGACGAGGGTAAGGTCAAACTTGAAAGCAAAAAAGAACTTAAGAAGCGAACAGGCAGAAGCCCGGACTGGTTCGACGCTTTGCTCATGCGATTTATATTTGAATTAAAATCTTTACCAAAATGGGACTAAAAACTAAAATCCGTAACGCCTTAAAAAAGCCAAACAAAAAAGAACAGGCGGCACTTCGCCATGAAGACACGCTCGCCCCGTTCGTTGATATTCAAATCACCGTCGAGCAAATCGTGGACAAGATTAACGCATTCGACTGGCTCGACATTCAACTGGCTCAAAACGAAGCAGAAATGGCCGCAGTGGCTATGCGCTTTTATGACAGCTTCCACTTTGAAAGCCCGGAGGCTTTTCGCCTAATAATCTTAAAGGCGTTCACCCATAAATTCAAAGAGGCAATCGTTTATCTGCGTGAGGCCATCGAGGACGTAAACAAGTCTTACAACGTCGAGGGATCGAGCCGAGGATTCCAGAATGCAACGGTTGACAAGTTCTACTATATCAACTACTGGGCGGACAAAAAGAACATCCCTGTGAACTACAACGAGAAAAAACAAAATAATCGAGAGCTGTTTAACCTCGATACAATTATTCTTTCTATCTTAGCGGACAAATTACACGTGTTCAACGAGTTTGAACGCAATAAGCCAAAGAGAAAATAATGGCCACAATCTTAAAACCCAAAGACGGAAATTACGTACTGCCTGCAATCGCCGACCCGTCGGACTTGTGGGCGTATATTGCTGCGTATAATGAATTCCAATACTACGAGACAGACCTCACAGGCGTAACGCCTAACGAGATTCTGCCTAATTGGTTTTTCATTGACCGCCTCGACTTGGCGACACCCGTTGACGGTCGTATCCGTATGAAGTTCGACGGCGTTTTGTTTATCGGCACACCCGCTGACATCGCAACGGACACGAACGGCTCGACTTTTGATAACGGTCAATTCGCCGACATCGTCAAAAAGTTGCTTAATCTGGCTTTTGCCAGAGAACTAAACAGCTATGTAGCGTGTGACTTTGAGATATTAATTAACTCTTTGCGCCCGTTGTACAACTCGGTGAAATACACCAAGGCGACCAACTGCACAGGCGTAGAGATCTACTACTCGTTATGGATTTAGCCGCTTTAGTTGAGACCGAATTTGTGCAACCACTACGGGATGCAATCGTCACGGACGACCTCATCGCCACGGGACAACTTCGGGACTCAGTTAAACTCGAAAGCAACATAACGGCGAATAAAGACGAGGTTAAAGTTTACGCCATGAATTACGTTCTGGAATTGCGAGACGGTACTCAGTACCAAAGCCCTCCAACTATGGACGACATAGTCGAGTGGGTAGAAGCCAAAGGGCTTGCCGGAACGTTAGACCCTGAGGCTGTATGGCAAAGCATTTTAGAGAATGGTACAATTTGGGACAGACAGGGCGGGGTGCAAAGCCTCAAAGCCGTTATAAGCCCAGAGAACATACAGCGAATTATGAACATCGCAATAGATGAAACTATAAACGAGGTAAGCAAAACACAATGGACAGTTAGATGATAACAATACTAAAACAACCCGCCCAGTTTTTCAATTGCACTAACCCTGCAATTTTTGAGTTTACAACCGACTCGGTTGTCGGCAACCCAGCCGACTATGTGTGTGACGTTGTGATAAAAAGCCTATACGCTGACAAGACCGCTATCATTCGCAACGTGTTCCCGAACACCGCAACGGGTGTATTTTCCGTGGACGCTTCGGAGTTTTTCAAGGCGTTGCAGCTCAACGGCTTTGAGTTTGACTTTGATGGCACGAAAAACCTTTCAATTGAAAAGTTTGAGACCAGCCTCAAAATCCGTGACGGCTCAGTGCCAGAGGACACCTCTTTTGTTTTTGATAACTACATTTTTGATAACTTTGTGTTCACCGATGGACTCGGAGCAGTCGACGACCTCACAGGCGAGTACTTCTCGATCTTGGGGGAGCGTCTTATGTTTGACAGTTTCACTAATCCACTTGTCGCTGATAAGCTTACTTTCTTAACGCCTCCCGTTGTTGAAGTGTGCCGAGGCTTCGACAATTACATTTCGATATTTAACAATGAGTTGGCGGGCAACTCGGTAACAGTAGCGGGAATAAGTTCGCCGATTACCGCAGTTGACGGCGTGGCAACGTACAAGTTTACCACAGACCAACTCAACGCCATACGTTCGCTTAGGAGCGTTACGACAACAAACCAAAACCCCGCTAAAACACTACAAGCTTATGACTTCAAAAATGAAACATCGTGTGATCCAGTTATCCAATTCCGTTTTCCCAACACTCGGGGAGGATTTAGTTTCTTTTATTCAAAGATTGAGTCTGAACAATCAGACCGAGCTAAAACAACTTTCTACGACCGACGCTATTCCAATGAAAATGAGAACAAGTCACCAGCCGTACAGGCAGATGTCGATTACAAAAAGGAAATAAGCCTCAAAGGCTCAAAGATTATCGAACTTAAAGAGCTTTTCGATATGTTGCTACGTGCGCCGAAAGTCGAAATGAACTTAAAGCAATTGAACGGTAACGACGTGTTTATCGAATGTGAAGTAACAGGCTCACAGGCTTCACTTGCTCGAACGTTCGACTATACACTCAAAGCCAAAATAAGCAACAGCGGAAACTTCAAGCTATGATACAAATTTTGATAAACAATGAAGCGTTGGACATTGACACCGGGGCGGTTGTGACTTTCAAAAAAGCACAGGCACTTAACGGCATTCAAAACCAGTACTCATTTTCAAATAATTTCAATCTAAAGAACAGCTCAAAAAACCGCCGCCTCTTAGGCATTAGCTACTTGCCAAACTCAAAGGCTAAAAGTATGACGGCTGGTTACGATTGCGACATCATACTCAACGGCTGTATTTTCTTGAAACGCCAAAAGCTCAAAGCCCAAAAAGAAACAGACGCAGGGATCCCCGTTTATGTAATTTTCACGGATAGCTTTTTAGTGGCAAAAACCAAAGAGGTTTTAATGAACCAGGTCGTTACGCCCGTGGTTTATACTAAAACCCTCGGCGATTTTCTGGCCTACAACACCCCATTTCATACTGATTTCAGAACGGCCCCAATATCGGCGCAGGATAAAAGCGGCTTAATTGTCGTTGAGGAGATACCAGCCTTGATAAACATCAAAGATTTAATCTTGAAAGTGTTTACGCAGTTGGGCTACTCATACTCGGGCGACATCCTGACCGACATCAACATCGATAAGTACTACACCAACTCAAACGTGGGTGTTTATGGATCTGATGGTACGCCGAAGTTTGAGGCAACTATGACGTGTTATGATTTTATACTCGATTTCCTCGAAACTTTTAACGGATATATTGAGGTTTCGGATTCGTCAAAAAGCCTAGGGTTGTATTTCTGGAAAAACCTTGAGAACATTAAAAGCCAATTCGTTGATTATTCTACAAAGTTCACCAAGTTTGAGGAATACGCCTTTGAGGGCGGACTTGCCAAGGTTAACACCGTGGCTTATTCGGGCAGTCCGGACTTTTACAACGGGTTTTTCAATAACAATAAATCGATTGTCGATAAAACTGAATACCTAACCAGCGACTTTGGCGCAGGAAACTTGAGGCTATTCGCCGACCAAGACCTTGAAGAGGATGGCACTTTGTTACCGAGGGTAAATGGCGAAGTTACAGAACCGCAGACAATGAACTTGTTTAGGTTTGAAGACGCGGCAACCGCAACGCCTGTTTACTCTAATGGCGTTTTGTCATATCACGATATGTACAAGGCCTTTTCGCCTAACATCCTTGAAATTTGGCAATTGTTCCACCAACCTTATTGCGCTAACATTTCACTGCCGACCATTGCACAATTGAGTTTCAGATATGATGCTTTGTTTTTGGCGGGGTTCAAAATGAGCGAAGTGTTTTTTATTAAACAGCTCTCAACCTATTGGCTCCCGTTGGAGCTGAATTTCACGACAAAGAAAGACGGCGTAAAAGTGAAAGCCTTAATGATAGAAAAGACCGTGGTCGATTCGCCCGTGGTGTTTGATCAAAATTTATCCGTTGGCTTTTACGGCGAGGTGTTTATCTTGGATATCGCTTTGCTCTATGCGGCGTACAACGTAAGCCCGGCGGCTACGATGCTCATAGCCGCAGCAGACTTGACCAAAAATAACATCTTCGTTAACGGCATACAGGTATTAGCTTTTCCAACCTCAATAGACGTGAGTCTAATATTCGAAATCCGGATCGTGGGGGCAGAAACCGAAAACGTGAAAAGCAACTCTGATATAAAATTTATATTCATATCCCAAGAGGGCGGGGTTTCCCGAGAGGCAACCATCAACGTAGCGCATAACGGCCGGGCTAATTTCCTTTCAGAATTTAGAAGCGAACTCGACACCGTGTACAGTTACGGGCAAAATGACACCAACGGGCATAAACGCCGTTTAAACTATTCGGCAAAGATAACAACCCCGATAAACATAGCCGATACCTTCGCCCCCGCAATTGGGGACATAGACAACGGTATCGTACCGACCGCATTTAAGGTACTAGAGTTTGACCGAGATTCAAACGTAACGGTAAACCTCAACATTGACCATCTGCATATGCAGTGCTCAAACAGGGGCGGGGGCGCAGAGGCTCGAACAAAATTATTTTTCAATATATGGAAAAATGGGGTGACCCTTATGACGGTTTACTCTGCGGGGATAATTGACAGATATAGGTCTTCGGCTGCGAGTGTTGACTATTATGACATAGCAGCATCAAAGACCTTTACCGTGTTAGCTGGCGACGTTATTTTAATCGAGGCTCTAATCGATTTGTCCGAAGAGGACCGACTCGTATCGGGTACGATGGACGGGTCTGTATCTTTAAAAAACGTAAATTGGAGTTTCTCCGTAACCGAACAACTTTAAGCCATGTCCGAAGAAATTATAAATATCGCAACTCTTACCATTGACAAAACCGAGGCAAACAAGTCTATTGTCGAAACCAAAACGGCTATTTTTGAACTGCAAAAGGCTAACTCGGAACTGCGCAAAGATATCCAGAAAAACGGCGACGTGACGGGAGAACAAACCAAAAAGTTTGTCGAGAATGAGGCACAACTAAAAACCCTTACGGCGCAATACCGTACCCAACAAGCGGCCATTAATGACGTGACGCTGGCAGAGATTAAGAACAGCAAGGCTTTGACAGATAGCGTAAAAACTATTGACCAAGCCAACGCACAAAACAAAGAGCTACTTAAAACCAGAAACCAAATAGACGCGTCTAGTAAAGAGGGGGCGCAAGCCATCGCTCTGCTTAATGCTAAAATGGACGAGAATAAAAAGTTCATAGTTGAGAATGGTAACGCCCAAGAAAAAGCGGCAAACATTACGGGGAATTATAGACAGTATATGTTTGGGTTAGGCGATTCGTTCGACAAAGCGCGTAATATCGTTACGGGCTTCACCTCCACCGTATCGCAGGCGAGTAACGATGTCACCAATATGACCAACTCGGTTATACAAAGCACGAAAGCGACTTTAGGTTTTAAAACTTCGTCCCAATTAGCGGCACAGTCTCAAGCCGTGCAGACGGCAACGACCGAAATCCAGACCGTGGCAAACGAGGCCTTGACGGTTTCACAGGAGGGCGTGACGGTTGCCACGACGGCAACCAGCGGCGCGATGAAAGTTTTAAAATTAGCCATCATAGCTACTGGTATAGGGGCGTTGATAATTCTAGGTGTTGCCCTTTTCACTGCTCTGAAAAACAATGAGTCCGCCTCAAACAAATTTGCCAAATCTCTGGCAGGCATAAAGGGTATAGTGAACGCAGTAATGAGTGTGCTCGTGCCGCTAGGCTCTTTCCTTATAGATAAGATTGGTGCGGCGTTTGAGTTCGTAGGCGCAGCAGCCGAAAAGGGCATGCGTTTGGTGTCGAAAGGACTTGCCTTGATTGGGTTTGATAAAGCAGCCAAGTCCGTGGACAATTTCACCAACTCAGTAAAAGGGTCAATCCAGAACACGCAACGCCTTGCCGATGCTGAGGCGAAGTATAATGACCAAAAAAGACTATCTACTAAAATCCAACTCGATTTTCAAAAGCAAGCCGAGAAGCTAAGACAAATAAGAGACGACGAAAGCAAAGGTACAGCGGCGAGAATAAAAGCAAACGAGCAATTAGGCGCGACACTTAAAAAGCAACAAGGCGCAGAGCTGTCTATCGCTAACCAAGCCCTAGCAATTGCGAATTTAAGAATAAAACTAGAGGGCAAGTCCAAGGACAACCTCGACGCAAGAGCCGAAGCGTTAACAACCGTATCGGACATACAGGAAAGAATCTCAGGGCAAGAGTCCGAGCAGTTGGCAAACCTCAACTCTTTACGTAAAGAGGCGGCGGACAAAGAAAAGGAAAGACGGGCGCGGGCCATTGAGCAGCAAAAAAAGCAACTCGAAACTACGCGCTTAGTTTTCGAGGCAGAAGTCAGCACAACAGAGGAGAAGCTGAAATTTTACGAAACCTACTACGCCAAACTTAACGTCTTAGAGGGTGGGGCGAACAAGGTTAAGAATGCGCAGGACTTGTCTAGCAAAATTCTTGAAATTGCAAAAGGTACTATCGATGGTGAAATCGAGTTGCAAACCAAAAAAATAGAAGCAAACAAAACGCTCGACGCTCAACAGCGGGCAGACCTATTGGCTAACGCCGAGTTTTTGAGAGCTGAACAGACTAAAAGAGTTGAGGAGACAATCTTAAGTGAAGTCGATAAAGCCGCAGCACTTGCCGAAATCCAAAAAGGTTATCTTGAAAGTGTAAAAACCATTAACCAAGAGTTCGCAGACGGCGAAAAGGCAAGAGCCGAAGAGGCCAAGACCTTGGCGGCACTCGATGCGGAATTAAGACTTTTGACCTTGCAAGAGCAAGGCTATTCTGAAAGTCAGTTAAAACTCGCCATACTGAAAGAACAGTACGACGAAGAGGCGAGACTTCGCGACGAAGCTTTGGCTGCTGGAGACATTACGCAAAAAGAGGCGATAGCTAAAAAACTAATTAACGACAAGAAATACGCACAAGCTACGGCTGCCCTCGATAAAGAACTCGCTAAAACGAAAAGAGCGGCGGCGTTTGGAGTTGCACAGGATGCAATCGCGGCAGCGCAAAGCATTTTTGGCGAGAGTAAAGCCCTTGCCGTTGCTTCGGCTTTGATAAACACCTACCAAGGTATCACGGCGGAACTTTCAACGAAAGCCATAACACCTTATGAAATCGGCTTGAAGGTGGCAAACGTCGCCATCGTTGCGGCAAACGGTTTCGCGGCGGTTAAAAATATCCTTAAAACGGATAAAGGCAGCGGTGCAAGCGGTGGGGGCCCGGGAAGCTCAGGCGGCTCAACCTCCACGCCCGCGGCGGTGTTTGAGAACCCAGCAAGAACGCAGACGGTAGCCAGCGTAAACGCCGCACCAGCACAACCGAACGATCCTATAAGCCAGCCCGTTTTAATCTTGGAGACTTTGAGCGAAGCACAAAAAAACCAATTGGTAAAAATAAACTCAAAATAATTAACCGCATAATATTAATTTAATTACATTTGTATTTGATAGCTCATTCTTTTAAATTTTTTAGTTATGAAGTAGTTTTAATTTTTTTAGCGAAAGGAGGAAAAAGCCGACATTGATTTGTTCGGCTTTTTTTTTAGGCCAAAATGTTGCACGTATGAAAATTATATTTACATTTGTAACAACCTAATACCCTATGTGATGTTACATAGTACCGCCATGACTCCTAAAACACCAGCCTAAAAGCCTTAACTGCTCACGCGGTTAGGGCTTTTCTGCTTTACAAAAATTAGACTATGTTAGACTTTGTACAGGCTTTGAAACAACACGTTACGGGAGAGATAGGCAAAGAGGGAAAAGACCGCGCCGCCGTTTGCGCAGAATGCCCGGAGAAAGAAATTAGGCTTTACGCTCAAATCTTCAACTCAAAAATGGAAGAGATTAACGGCTTTGTATGTTTAGAATGCGGTTGCCCTTTGGCGACAAAGATTTTTGCCAAAGAAGAAAATAATATATGCCCTAAATGGAGACAGTAGAATTTAAAGTGTTTTGCGATTTCGAACAGCCTTTGGCTGACCGTTTCGCTACGTTCATAAATAGCTTAACCGAACCCTGCGCTATTCGTTTAGACATCGAAAGCCACGGCGGTTATACAGAAGTATTGCAAGAGATGGAGGCATTGATTGCACAAAAAAAACAAGAGGGCTTTGTGTTCATAACGAACGTCGATAATTTCGCCTTTTCTTGTGGAATGTTTTTGTTTCTATTAGGGGACATAAGGCTTGCCAGCGAGTCGGCTAATTTCCTTTTCCACGCTTCGGGTTTTGAAGTGTTTGACCGCTTAACCTCAGGGAACTTGCGCGAAATGCTCGAAGTTCTCGAAGAGGCCGACGCTTTTACAGCTCGGATATTAGCTGAGAACACAACAGTTGCACCCGGGATGCAAGACGTTTTAAACAAAAACAACAATTTTTTAAACCGTGAAGACTTGATTTTCTTAGGTTTCATGGAAGCGGAGTACGAACAAATTTAAAATCAATTATGAAAAGACCATTTAAAACAGGCGGCTTTTTTGCGAAAGCAGACGGCGCGCCAAGTTGGAGAGACCGCCTCGCGAAACTTCGCGGAGCAGGAAAACCCAAACCCAAACCAACAGCCAAGCTGGAAATTGACGACGCTAACGGCGAAACGTTAATTTTCCCAGAGATTGGCGACGTTTCAGAAATTGCCGAGGGTGTAGCTGTAACGGCTACAGACGGAGAGCATATTTTCGTTGCTGATGCTATTACCTACACGGTGACAGTTGCAGGCGGATTAATCACTGCCGTTGTTGAAACGCCAGTTGAGGACGCACCACCAGCAGACGCAATGAGCGCGGAGACCGCGGAATTTGTGGAAGCCGTAGCGTTCGAACTCGAAACAAACGAGGCTTTCAGAACAACAGCCCAAGCGTCTATCGATGCTTTGACAACAGGACTTGCAACGGCTAACGCCACAATTGCAACCCTGAAAGCCACAATGTCACACAAAGCCCCGAAAGAGGGAGAGGGTGACGACGACAAACCAAAATCATTCAAAGTCGCTGGTAAAACCATCGACCTAACTAAAATCAACTTGAAATAATGATTACAGCAAACAACATGGTCCCTGTATCATTTCAATTCGGAGAGTCCGATTTTGAAATTGCCTTAATGGAGGCACTGGCAAGAGCTACGTCGAAGTATAACACTTCCGTAACTTTGGAGCCTAACACATATTCACTTGCACCGATTGTAATTTCCGACGCAACGCTTGTTGCTGGTTGCGACGTTACACTTGCCTGCTCTGTGCCTAGTGTGTTGAAAAACACCCGCATTCAAATGAATGAGGCGTGCAAGATTTGTTTAACCGACCTATCGGTGGGGGAATTCGAAGTTTACGGGATCGACCCTGTTTTCCCAGAACCAACTGCGGAACTAGAGGCTCAAAAATCGAGAGAGCAAGCCGTACAGCTTACCTTTTCGGCTTTGAAAACCTATTGGTTAGGCGACACAACTTACATTGCTGCTGACTTGAACGTGGCCGCCAAATTGGCTGCTTACACGAAAGACGATGGGCAATGGAAAAAGATTTTAGCGTCAAGCCCAGCACACGTGACCATCACGGAAAACGCAGGGATTACGCCAGCCGCCCAAGCCGCTGTAACGTATGACGAGGCTTTGGCTTATTTGGATGCGGTTATTGCTGCTCAAAGTTTGTCAATGCAAATGGTTTCCAACTCTGCAAAAACAGCGTGGATGACCGTAGCCTTGTTCGACATCATCCAAGCCCAAAGACAAAAAAACGAACTTGCAGGCATCCGCTTTGTTGCGATTGAAAATGAGTTCGGGAATTTCGACTCTTTCGTGTATCGTGATATCCAGTGGATCAAGTACGAGCATTTTTCTGCTGCTATTGCAGATTTGACCCCAACGACCCCTGGTACTTTAGAGTTGCCACACCGTATCATTTTGACAGTAGGTTTACCTCAATTGTCTTTCCCTAAACCAGTTGAAAGCTCATTTAGGACTCAGTTCTATGACGTTTCAAAACGTTGGGAGGCTGGTACGATGTTGACCATCATGCACCCAGAGGCCGTAGCAGGCGACTACTACGTAGTGGCTTATTAATTAATCTCAAAAAGAAAAGATATGGCATTTTGTGGAAAACAAAAAGACATCGAGAAAGCTTGCGACTCGGTAGCCCTAAACCTTAAAGCCTCGCTAATTGCGGTGAGGCTCGAGGCTTTGGCTGTAACGCCCGACGTTGCAAACCCGTACCTAATTACTGACGTGCAAGTGGTTGACCCTGATACAGGGGTTTACCCTTTAGCCGCTTCGGCGTACTATCCGGTAAATATGGAGTGGTTGTATAACTCAGTGCTTCAAAATTATGAAGTGGTTGAGGGTACAAGTGTTTCGGACTCGTACAAACAGACCGTGGGGCCTGTTGTGATTTCTGACTCAGAAACTGCGGTAGGTAAGGCAAACGTGAAAGCGTTAAACTCTGGGCTTTGGGCTTTAGTTGGTCCGATAAAAGGGACAGTAGCAAACGCCTCGGCATTCCATATTTACGGGGTTGTGAATGGCTTGAAATTCTTGCCTATCCCAACAGCCATAGAGTTTGGAAACCGTGTAGCGGGTAACTTTACCAGCATAGCTGGCGGAGAGGAAGCAACGCCAAACGGCGTAAACTGGCTTGATACTGACTACGCTACTACGTTAGCTCAGTTTAACAACAGGCTTGAAGTTGTTGTAATTCCTTAATTATGACGACTGACGAGTTTAATGCCTTGCCACTACAGGCGAGGCAGTGGATTGAAAAACAACAGGGTTGTGTGTCTTGCGGTAAATCGCAGGACATCGACACCCTATATAAAAAGTACATAATTATGAGCGTAAAAGCACTATTTACCCTAAGAACAGGGGCAGTAAGCTACGTAGCGGACGGAGTTGGTAAAGTTCTTTACCCTATCCACCCGAACGATAGTGAGGAGGTTGTGAAAGGGAAATTGGCCGAAGCCTTAAAGGTTTACGCCGTTGCGCCTCACAAATTTTCAGACATCCAAGAGGAAAAAATCGAAAAGATTTTAGCCCCAAAAAAGCAAAAATCCGACGAGCCAAAACAGTTGTTTGGTGCGGCTAAAAAAGCCGCCGACGCAAAAACTGCGAAAGCAGAGGCTGACGCTAAAGCAGAGGCTGACGCTAAAGCAGAGGCTGACGCTAAAGCCGCAAAAGATAATTTGGACTAAAATTATCTAATCTAAATTCAAAAAGCCCGTGTAAAAGTGGGCTTTTTTTAAACAAAACTTTTTTATGGAAATAGTTGAGATTAAAAAGCCTATCGGGGAGCAAAAAGATTTCGTGAAGCTCATCGAGAAGGGGGACTATTTTACCGAAATGGACAACGCTATACGCAACAGCCCAACCGCCTCAATGGCTGTTTTGATGTTTAAGAAATATTGCGTTTTACCGAACCTAAAACCAGCCTTTGCGCCTTATTTCGAAAAGATAAAGGATGAAAAGATAAAGTATGGCTTTTTCACGTTATGGATCGAGTACGACATCGACTTGAACGTAAAAGCGGCACATTTCAGATTATCCAAAAACTATCGAGTAAAATGTAAAGACGATCTGGGCAAAGCCTCTCAGTACCGAAACGCAAACACCGATGCGGTTTTCCCGGCGTTTAACCCTGATAAAAAAGTGGTTGCGGCACAAGTTGCCAAAGCCGGAGGTTTTGAAAAGTTTACCGGGCAAATTTACCAATACAACACTACCACGGCAAACTATGAGTACTCGGTGTTTTTCCCCGTTGTGCCTTGGATGCTCGTCGAGGCAGACACCCCGACATTTATAACCGCCAGTGCGGACAATGCCCTTTTTGGCAATAACATTTTTGTTATGAAAAAAGGAGCAGAGACTTCGGCGGGCGAGGGCGGCGAAGACCAACCGAAAATAACATCAAACACCGACAGAGTTGTGGCGGCGTTACGCCAAGCCAAGACGGTTAAGAACAGCGGGACCAACCACGTGCTTACGGTTGATACCGAGGAGGACGTCACAAAAATTTTTACAAAGGTATCAATTGGGAATGACATCGACCTCGACAAGTTCAACGCCGTTGATGATAAGGCGGGTAAAAAGATATGTACGGCGGCTTATTGTTTCCCTCAAATATTAGCCAATCCGAGCGAGGGGCTCTTCGGCAATAGCGGAGAAGCCTATCAGGCCGCCATTAATTTCTGGAAAGCAACATGTGAGTTTGAAGCGGCGAAAATCGAAGCGGCTTTTACCGAAATTGGCGTGGCGATCCAAGACGCAGTCGCAGAACCTATAACAACTTAAGACTATGGCAGCAATCGAAAATATTACAGTCGCAGAAATTAAGAAATTTTATCCGGTAACCAATAGTTTGACTCAGGATAAAATTGATACGTTTATGACGTTCGTCCAAAACATCATATTTATGCAAATGTTTGGTGCGGACATTTCGACACGCATTTTTGCTGGTACAATCGCCGACGGTGAGAGCGTTAACTTCATAGGCTTTAGGGCTTTAGTCTCAATGTGTATCGCAGGGCAACTATGCGAGGAGACCTATGTCCACACTAACGCAGGACTGAAAGCTATAAACCAGCCAAATTGGTCAAGCCCGACGGCTCAAGCCAAAAACACAACTTTGATAAAATTGAACAACGCTATCGAGGTGCAATTTATCGAGGCTAAAAAGATTTTGCAGACGGCGAGCGAAAAGCCCACAAACACTTACGAACCTTACTCCTCATTTCAAATCGATAAAATATAATGGAGCATTTTGAATTTATCGATCACAACAGCGCAGGGCTAAAGGAAAGACTTCTAGGAGCAACCATTCAGCTCTACAACAAGCTTTCAGCCGACGAGACCAACAACATACGGACTAAACTCAACGAGCTTGTAGACGCGGTTAACGCTACGGGCGTGCCTTTGTATGAGGTGTTCGCCTTGAAGTTCAAAGGCTCAGGGAATACCGATATGGCGAGTATCGAAGTGGGGGACATAGCCAAACGATACTCAACAGTTGACGGGATTTGGGAAAACGCTATGTACAACGGCGGAGACCCGCAAGACCAAGCCAGTTATACACTCTTAGACTTACCGAAGCCAGAGCCTGTACTTTATACAGCCGTGGCCACCGGTACTAATCAAACATTCGCCTGTGCATTCGAGCCGGGTAGCGTTTTGAAGTCAAAAGGCGAACTATTCAAAACAACGGAGTGGACGTACGACGGCGCAGACGTGACAATAATTGTCAACGTGAACACAGGCAACACAATTTATTTAAAACCTTAAACATAATGAAAAAAATAATCGTCTTACTTTTACTATCAATCGCCAGTTACGGACAAGCAGACTTTCCCGAGGGCATAAATCTTGGGGGTAACCACGCAACGGCGGAAAGCTCAAAAATAATTTCGCAACAGCCAACTACGGGTGAATTGAATTATATCAATGCCACGGCTTTGCCTATTTCGACAGCCGTTCAAGATTCGCTTAACAAAAAACTAAACATTTCAGACCTCCCAGCGAACTTAACGCTATACCCTACAACCACAGCGAGTGACGTGAGCGGATATGTAGTACTTGTAAAAGATATCCACGACCCACGATACAATTCTACAGCAGTAGATGTTAGCACGCCAGCAATCACAGGTACTGCACAGCTAATTTCACAAAGAATTTCAGATGCTGGAGTTTTAACAGGTAATCCAGGCGTTTTTAATGTTACGACTTATGGAAATATTCGAAAAGTAAGCGGATCGGGTACGGCTCAATTTTACTTCGAGGTGTATCATAGAGATACCGCAGGAACTGAAACTCTAATCTGTACCTCAAGTGTAAGCGGAGAAGTTGTTAACGGTACTTATGCAGAATTTTCTGCTTCGGGTGTTTGGGATAATGGCGCATTTTCCTTGACTGATAGAATTGTTACAAAAACTTATGCTAACCGTATTGCTGGCGGTTCAGACCCTGTTTATCAATTTCAGTTTGGTGGCAATGAGCCAGTAAGAACAGTGTTACCAGTGCCTTTTAATGTTTTGGCTGGAGAATACGAGATTAAGTCAAATAAACAAAATAGTTTAGTAGTTGATGGTACTGGACAGAAGTACCCAACTGTAGATGTCTTGAACGATGTTTTGAATCCTGAAAGCACAAGACTAGACCCTGCTCATAAATGGATTTGGTGCTGGGGAGACAGCTTGACACAAGGAGCTGGAGGTACACCATACCCTGCAACAT